AGGTTCATGCCGGCATAGGGATTGCCGGTGCGGGCCTTCGCATCTTCGTCGCGCGAGAGAAGACCCGCACGGGCCATCATGTAATCCACGGCGGCGGCGCGCTGGCGGTCGACCTCATCGCCGCCGCGCACCGCGCCATCACCGAAGCGGGTGCCGGCGGTCGGCTGGGTCGGCGTGGCGTCGGTGCCGCCGAGCAGACGCAGCGCTTTGGCATTGACTTCTTCGACACTCAGGCCGGCGGGGTCCGCCAGCGCGTCGTCGTGCAGGGCGCGGATCTCCGCGATGTGCAGATGCGGCTCCAGCGCGGCGCGGATGGACTGGCCGCGTGCCTTGGCGGCGGCGAGGGCCTGCGCCTGGATGTCGGCCACGGTCGGCGTGCCGGACTGCGCTGCGGCCGCCTGCGGAATGGTTTCGTTGGGCATGGTCGGGTCTCGTTGGGTACCGGGCGATGCCGGCGGGATGGCGCCGGCGGCCGCCGGCGAACGGGGTGCGGGCATTGCGCCCGGAGTGGCGCCGCGCAGGCTGGCGGCCAGCTGCGCGGGCATGCGTTGGAAATAGCGGGCGAAGGCCGGCTGGGCGACGATGCTGGCGATCGCCTTTGCGGCGGTGTCGTCTTCAGCGTCGGCGTCGCTGATGGTGTCGATGAAGCCTTCGGCCTTGGCCTGTTCGGCGGAATACCAGTGGTCTTCGCCGTCGGTGAGCAGCGCCAGCATGTCGGCCTGCGGGCGCTGCGTTTTCGCGGCATAGCTTTTCGCCATGCTGTCGCTGTAGCCGTCCAGCATGTCCGCGAACTCGGCAGCAGCCTTGCGCACCTCCACCGCGTTGCCGGTGACGTACAGGCCACCCCACGGCGCGTGGACCATGAAGCGCGCATTCGACGCCATGCTGACCGTGTCGCCGGCCATCATGATCAGACTGGCGATCGAGGCGGCGATGCCGTCGTTGTGGGTGTTGACCGTGACGCCCGCACGCGCCTTGCGGCGCAGCGCGTTGTAGATCGCGAGGCCATCGGTCACGCTGCCGCCGTAGCTGTTGACGTACACGTCGACCGTGGTGACGCTGGCGTCGAGCTCGTTCAACTGGTCGACCACGGCCTTGGCGGTGACCGATTCCGCCCACCACGATTCGCCGATGTCGCCGTAGATGTAAAGGTCGGCCGTGTTGTCTGCCTTGGCCTTGAGTTCGATCCGGCCGGGAATGCGCGCCAGCAGTGTGGTCGGCGCACGCTCGCCGGCGTGCGCATTCGCTTCGATGCACTGGGCCACGGCGACCGCGAGAACCGCGTGTTTGATCTGGGGCATGCGTCAGTCCTCACTGCTGCCGGCGCGCTGGTACGCGGCGGCTCGGGCCTGCACGGCGGCAGGCGTGGTTTCGGGGATGGCGGTTTCCGGCAGATCGCGATCGGTGCGCTGTTGGCGCCAGTCGGCGATCAGATCCAGGGTGTCGCCCGGGCGGCCGCCACGGCGGCGGATGATTTCCTGCGGGCTGATCCACTGATGCTGTTCCTGCACTTCCAGCGCCAGCGATTCCTTCAGCGGATCGATCCACGGCATTTCCGGGCGCATGTAGGTGGCGGCGGCCAGATTGCGAAGCGTCCAGCCCGCAGGCAGGCGCACCTTGTTGCTGAGCACCGCGAGTTCCACCATGTCGCGATAGACCACGCGGACCACGCGATCGACGAACTCTTCGGCCAGCAGCGCGTAGGCGCCGTATTGCTCCACCAGTTCCTGACGCTGCGCGCTGTAGGTGCCTTCGTAGCTCTTGGACAACGACGAAAAGCTGACGCGCAGCGGACCGGCCGCGGCGCGCAACTGGCCATTGCGCCAGGTCACCGCATTGGGGTTCGGGCGGTCGCTCTTGATCATGCCGATGTCTTCGCCCGGCAGCAGATCGTCGAAGATCATGCCGGGCACCATCTGCAGGTCGCGCAGGGGCCGGCCGGCCGCATCACCCACCAGCGTGGTCGTGCCTTCGGCGTAACTTTCGCCGGCGCCCTTGCGGATGTAGGCCGTGAACGAGGCCGCGACCTTCGCGGCGATGCGCTCGGCGTCTTCGTAATCCTTCAGGTCGGCAAGGCGCGCGATCACGCCTGCGAACGCGGACATGCCGCGGCGCTGGCCGATGCGGTTCACCAGCGAAAGTTTGCCCATCCTGTCGGCGGCCACGAACTTGCGCTCATCGCTCCAGCCCGAGTATTCGCCGGGATGATGCTTGAGTACCCAGAAACCGGTCGCACGGCCCCAGGCATTGACCTGCACGCCCTGGTAGACGTTGGCGGCCGGGTCGTCGTAATCCATCGGCACACGATCGGCTTCGATCAGCTCGATCGAATAAGGCACCTCGGTCCCGTGGTCCAGGAAGGGCTGTGGCCCCTTGATGCGCTGGAAGAAACACTCGCCGTCACGGAACCAGCTGCGCACCATCAAGCGCTGGGCTTTGCCCATCGCGTGCTCCCACGTCACCTCCGGGCGTAGCCAGAAATCGCCCCACAGGTCCGACAGCTGCGCGGCCAGCTCACGATCCACGGGCTGACCCGGCAGGCGCGGCGAAGGCTCCACGCCGATGCCGCTGCCGACGACATTCTGTTCCAGAACGTTGAGCGCGTTGATGCTGATGTCGTCGTCGCGATCGAGTGCGCGCGCATAATTGCGCAGGGCCACAGCATCCATGCCGGCGATGTGGTTGGCGCTGCCGGCATCGCCGGCGGTCTTCCGGTAGCGCCCCGGACGCGTGGCCTGATGCACGCCGGCCATCGCGCGCAACTGCTGGCGAGCGACGAAACGGTTCCTCGCCCATGCGGGCGAGACCAGCGCGATCATGCGGTCGATGCGGCTGAGTCCGTCCATCACCAGCGCCCGCTGAAGTTGGCCTGACGGATGCCGGGCACCTGCCCCGCTGCCGCGGCGTCTTCCTGCGCGACGATGCGCTGCAGGCGCACGATCTCGGCACGGATGTCGGCCAGATCCGGAAGCTGCAGATAACGATCGCCCATGCGCACGGACTGGCCGGCGAGGATCTTCACCTCGGCGGCGATGTAGGCATCAAGTCGGGTCTTGTTGACGGTCGGCACACGATCAGTGTGCGAGGTGCAAGTGGGCATTCCTAAAAAAACGTGGCACAACCCCACTTGCAAACAACTGTTTTCATTGAATATTTTTTTCGTCGAGTGCCAACTTTCACAAAAACTTGGCACTCAGGCGGTTTTTCGGGGTGCTGGAAGCTCTTGCGGGAGTAGACGGTGCAACGTGCGACGGCTCATCCCGTGGTGCTCGCAAACCTCGCGGGGCGTCATGCCCGCTTCGAGTTGCGCCATGATCTGCAGCAGGTCGTATTGCCTTGCCGGCTTCGGAATGTAGAGCTGCTCGCCTGCGTACTCGCGCTGCAGGAAGGCCACCAGTGGATTGGCGAATTGCATCGCCACGATCTCGGTCAAACCCAGCTGCTCGCACAGGCCGCGCACCAGCAGACGCCTCAGTTCTTCGGCTTTGTCGACTTCGTGGCTCATGAGAAATCCCATTGCCGGCCGGCGATGCCCTGCCGGCGTGGTGGTGGTGCTGGCTGGCGCAGCATCGTTGGCGCCGGCATGTTGACCGGTACCGGGGCAGCCGCATGCACATCGACCCGGGACTGCCCCGCCCGGGCAAGGATCGCGGCCTCACGTTCATCCCATTGCGCCTTGGTCCAGCGGTGCAAGCGCAATTCCGGATGCAGTGCGGCGGCATAGGCGTACACCCAGGTGTCGAGCGGTTCGTTGCGGTATCCGCCCTTGGCCTTCATGAAGGCGTTCTTCTTCGGGTCCCAGATCTCGCTGACCAGGCCGCCGAAATAATCGTTGTCGAACTGGTCGCTGAAGCGGATGCGGCGGTCGCCGGTGTCTTTTTCGGCATCCGTGGCCAGCAGGCCGTACAGCATGTGCTTGATGGCGGTGACGCCCACGGGATACACCATCACGCCGCGTTTGTCGGTCTGACCGCGCCAGTTGACGTCATGGGCCTTGCCCTTGCCCAGCGCCGGGCTGTTCGCCTGGTTGCTGCCGAATCCGCACACCAGCCGGTTGACGCGACGCTGGCGGACGAAGTTCTTCACGGCCTCGGTGCGGTGGCCGAGCATGTCGATCAGACCCGCATCGGGCCGCAACAGGGCGCCGCTGGCATGCTCGATCGGCCGACTCAGCAGTTCGACCAGCGCGGCCCAGACCTCTTCGCCCTGCGGGTCGCCGGGCAGTTCGACATAGTCGATGGGCCAGCACACCATCCCGCGGCCCCAACCGACAATCTGCACGGCGAGGCGATTGTCCTGCGTGTCGATGCCGACGGTGCTGGCCAGCACCCAGTGCGGTACCGGGCGCATGGGCAACGGCTCCGCACGGTCGGCGATGACGTTGAGTTTCACCTTGCGCGTGGACGGGTCTT